AATTACTTTACTAGACCCAGTTGAAAATATGGGTGCTACATTAATAAAGCAAGCGGCTAAAAAAACAGTTCAAGAAGCTGGTGATGGTACAACCACAGCTACTGTATTAGCTCATGCAATATTAGAAAAAGCTTATAATATTAAAGATAAGTCTTTAACTCACAGACAGTTAAAAAACGGTATAGTTTCTTCTGTAAAAAAAGTTATTGAATACTTAGAAAAAAACTCAATAAAGGTTACTGGAACAATGATAGATTCAGTAGCAACAATATCTACTAATAACGATCCAGAACTTGGAAAAATTATTGGTGATGCGTTTAGAGCCGTTGGTGAAACAGGCGTTGTAATTATGGAACAAACAACATTGCCTGACACGAGTGTAGAAGTTGTAGAGGGAGTTCAATATGAAAAGGGATTGACTAACTCAAACTTCGTAACAAACAAAAACACTAAAACAGCTGAACTAGAAAACCCTTTAGTAATGTTAGTCGACTCTCCTGTAGAAAGCGTAAGACAGATCCAATCGATTCTCGAGCATGTCATAAAAAGCAATAAAGCTTTATTGATTATAGCTGACGTAGAGCAACCGGTTTTGGCTGCACTTGCGATGAACAAAACTAAAGGAAATATAAAGGTGAATGTAATTAATGCCCCAACATACGGTATTAATAAAAAAGACACCTTAGATGACATAGCTCTACTAACAGGAGCTACAGTTATAAACGAAGATCTCGGTGATGATATGGATTTAATATCTCCTGATTTCCTAGGTCAATGCGTTAAAAGTGTCACAAGTTCTCAAGAGACTATTATACAAGTCAATCAGAACAAAGACCAAGTTGATGAACTCATTGAAGAAATAAAAAATCAACTACAAAAAGAAAACCCACCTGCAGAAGTTATAAGACTAGAAAAGCGACTTGCTCGTTTATCAGCTAAAGTAGCAGTAGTTAAAGTAGGTGCTAATTCAGATATGGAGCTAAAAGAAAAATCTGATAGAGTAGAAGATGCTATTTGCGCAACAAAAGCTGCTATTAAAGAAGGTATAGTTTCTGGCGGTGGTATTGCATTATTAAATGCTTCAAACAATATTAAGCCATTATCCATAGGCGAAGAAATCTTACTAGAAGCTGTTAAGGCGCCTTTTAAGACAATATTAGAGAATGCTGGTATAGAAACAAACAATGAGCCAAAAACTAAAGGTAGAGGCTTAGATGTGGTTACAGGAAAAATGGTAAATATGATTAAAGCTGGTATTATTGATCCGCTGCTTGTTACTAAAAGCGCACTTAAAAACGCGGCTTCTGTAGCAGCTACAATATTATCAACCGATTGTGTAATTAATAACTTAAGAGTTGATGAAAGCAATAGGTAGAAATTTAATCATACAAAAAGTAAAAGAAGGTACTACTGAAACAAAAGGTGGTCTCCTATTAGCTGAAGCCCACAGAGAAGACGTTAGATATATAGAAGCTAATGTTTTAAACGTGGGAGATGAAGTGGTTGGTGTTAAAAAAGAAGATGTAATATTCTACGATAGACACGCTGGCCATAAAATAGAAATAAAAAAAGAAGTTTATCACGTCATTAAATTACAAGACGTGGTCGTTGTTTTATGAGAAAGCTAGAGGCAAGAGATATCAAAGATATGAACTTGCTGAAACATTATCGGATAATACGTAAATGGGCCTGTAAAAACAATGATCTTTCTGATGCAGAATTAGAGCTTCTTATTTATTTTGACTGCATGGGTCATTTCACTAAGCAAGATTTTAAAATAGGTACATACTCGTATAGTTGGGATAACAGAAGATGGAACAGGCTTTTAAAACAAGGCTGGATTACTGTTTGGAGAAATCGTAATCATACAACTCAAAAATATAATATTTATGAGGTTTCGTTTAAATGTAAACAACTGATATCCAGGATGTATCGTATAATGCTAGGTGAGGATGATATACCCACTAGTGAAAGAAGAAATAAATTAATAGCTGGTAATTCATATACTGACAAAGTTTTGACTGAGGCTATATATAACGTAAATAAAGATAAAACAAGATAATCATGAAAGAATCTCCAAATAAAATAGTTCAAGCTCCATTAGCTACAGACCCATTTGGTCAAATAAATACTGGAAGCTTTAATCCAAATGCTCAAGTAGCAGCACAACAAATATATGGTAGTGAATACGATAGAACAATGGCTATGCCATCTCGTGGTTTAACACCAGAGCAAGTTATGGCTAATACTCCTTTATCGATGATGGGTTCTCCTTTAGATAAAGCTTTAGTTGGAGACCAAGATAAATTACCTCAAGAACTTAAAGACGCTATTGAAAAAGCTTAATAATAAATAAATAATAATGGCAAAAACAAAAAACGCTGATTACAACTCCGAGGGAGATGTTGGTCAAAACACAATTTGGGATGGACCACTTAGTCAAGTAGGTCGTCCACATGGTAAAGGAAGTAGTTCCGGAATTACAGGTATGAAGCTTAAGTTAGCTGCAACTCCTTATTCTGCAGGACCTATAACTGCTAAAGCACAAAAGTAAAATGAATAAGTCACCTTTGTATGCTAAAATATCTAGTAGCTGTAAAGCAGCCGCAAAACGTAAGTTTAAAGTATGGCCTAGCGCTTATGCTTCTGGTTGGGGTGTACGCTGTACTAAAGCTGGTGGACCTGGTAATTTTGGTAGTAAAAAGTAATGTCTTTATTAAAAAACTTTGAATATGATAAGTTTAAAAAAGACAAATTACCAAAAGAAAATTCTTTAGAAACTTTTAAAGAAATAAAAGAAATACATAGAATACCTGAAAACAAAAAATTTGTAAAAGATAATGATGACGTTACAAAAGTTTTTACTAAAATTGTAGGTGAAGAAAATAAAAAATACATACAAGAATTACTAGATTCATCAAGACCTATAATAGTTAAGTTAAAAAAATACTACAACAGGCCAAGACCAAAAGTTTTAGCAAAAAACTTCGATGTAAATTTAAAAGACATAGAGCTAGATTCTATGAAAACTCCGTCATATCCATCTGGACATTCTACTCAAGGTTACTTAGTAGCTGAAATGTTGAAAACAAAATATCCAGAGCAAGCAAAGCAACTTGATCAAAAAGCAAAAGATATATCTGATAGTAGAAACATAGCTAAGGCACATTACAAATCAGATTCAAGAAAAGGTAAAGAGCTAGGTTTAGAAATGGCTAGCTTTATAAAACAACAACAAAATGGCTAAAAGTAAAGTAAAAGGTGGAGGCACCAAAAAAGTATGTTTACCACTAGCTAAAGTTAGAGGCATGAGCAAAGCTCAAAAAGATAAAGTTGTAAGAGCTAAGGAATCAGCAGGCAGATCTGGTAAATACAAAAGATCAAGTTCTACTAATGTTAAAGGTGCTAGAAAAAAAGGTGCTACACTTAGAGACTGGTTTGAAAAAGAGAATTGGGTAAATGTTAAAACAGGTAAGCCCTGTGGTGAATAAATAATATTATGTCAGTAAGATTAGTAAAAGCAAATATGGCTTGTAATAAGCCAAAAAAAACACCTTCACATCCTAAAAAGTCTCACGTTGTAAAAGCGTGTGCTAGTGGTAAAGAAAAGATTATAAGATTCGGTGAGCAAGGAGCTAGCACTGCTGGTAAGCCTAAGTCTGGAGAGTCTGATAAAATGAAAGCAAAAAGAAAATCATTTAAAGCCCGTCACGGAAAAAACATAGCAAAAGGCAAAATGTCTGCTGCTTATTGGGCTGATAAAGTTAAATGGTAAATAATAACAACAACAACAATAAATAATTATGAAATCACCTTTTTACAAGTCAAAACAAAGAATAGAGCAAGATTTATCTAGAAACGCTATAGCAGATTATGAATCTGGAGATAAAAAAGCAGCTAAATATGAAAAGACAGAAGAACTAGAAGTTGCAGCTGGTGAAGCTCCTAAGATGATGGGTAAATCTCCAGTGAAACAAAATGCAGATTTTAAATATATGCCTATTATAGACAGAGAAAAAGATGCTATGAAAAAAGGAGATTCTGCTATGAAAATGGCTGGTGAGTCTCCAATGAAAATGGGTGGATCTTGGATGTCTAAGCATTCTGTTCTTAAAATGATGAAGCCATCTCCAACAAAACTTTATAAGAAAAAGAAATAATATGGCTTTTAAAATGAAACCATGTTCAGTTATAATTGACAACACTCCAATATATACACAGAAATTGGAAGATGGAGTTATGGCAGAGGCTAATAGAAATGGTTCTATACTTCTATCTGAAAACTTAACTAACAAGGACATTAAAAAAGCTGTTGCTCATGAGAAAGTTCATCTTGACCAAATAGAACGAGGAGATCTTGATTATGATAATAACAATGTTTACTGGAAAGGCAAAAAATACCCTAGATCTACTATGGTTGAAGGGGCAAAGAATTTGCCTTGGGAAAAAGAAGCATATAGAAAAGCATGAGTAAATTATTACAATTGTTAAGTGGCGGCGTAGTCAAACAAGTTGGCGAAGTGTTAGACAATTTAACAACATCAAAAGAAGAAAAGCTAAATGCACAAAAAGCTATTAAAGAAATACTTTTAAAAGCAGATAGTGAAGCTCAACAGCAAGTTACCAAAAGGTGGGATTCAGATATGAAGTCTGATAGTTTTTTATCAAAAAACATAAGGCCATTGATTATTGTGTATTTAACAGTTATCTTTACAGCGTGTGCTTTTTTTGACGGTAACATAGGTGGTTTTAATATAGAACCAACTTATATACCTATCTTTCAATCACTACTAGTAACTGTGTACGGTGCGTACTTTGTTGGTAGAACGTGGGAAAAAGGTAAAAATATAAGTAATAATAAAAACAAATGAAAACAATTAAATTAAATAAAATGGAAGAAAATAGCAAAATAACCCCGGAAGAGCTTAAGCAAGTTACTGAGCTTAATAACAAAATGGTACAGATTCAAGGAGAAATTGGTGCTTGTGAGTTGCGTAAAGCAGACCTAGTAACAATGTTCGCTAAAGAGTCTGAGCAAATGGAAGTTATTAAAAAGGAGCTTGAAGACAAATATGGTAAGGTTAACATCGATTTAAAAGATGGATCTTATGAGCTAATTCCTGAGGAAGAAAATGACTAATGTAATCAGAAAAATAAGTATAGGTTCTGATTATAAAAACGATGCAATGCATTACGCAGTAGGTCAACAAGTATATGGGGGACACGAAATCTCCCATATACTACACGACGAGGCTAAAGATTCTTATAAAATATACATTAAAAAAAATCAAGAGGTAATGCCTTGGAAAAACTTTAACTCTAACATGGCTGTGTCAATAGAGTATGATTTAGAATACTAAATGAAAAGCTTGTTTGATTTTATTGTAGAGCCATTAAACGGTAAATACAACAATGAAATAAAAGTAGGTGACAAAAGCCTTGTAACTAACGTTGATTTAGATAACTTTAGATCAGTTAGCAATATGGCTAAAGTTATTTCAACACCACTTGCTTATAAAACAAATGTATCTGAAGGTGATATTATAATAATACATCATAATGTTTTTAGAACATTTAGAGATATAAGAGGTAAGCAAAAAACAAGTAGATCAAAGTTTACAGAAAACTTATATTTTGTTGCAATAGACCAGGTCTATATGTACAAAAACAAAGAAAAGTGGAATACAATTAACAATAGATGTTTTGTAAAACCACTTTTAAGTGATAACGATCTAATGTTAGATAAAGAACGCGAGCTTGTTGGTATATTAAAATATGGAAATAGTTCCTTAGAAGCTCTTAAAATCACTACAGGAGATATGGTTGGTTACACACCAGATGGTGAGTATGAATTTTTTATAGACGGAGAGCGATTATATTGTATGAAATCAAATGATATTGTAATTAAATATGAACACCAAGGAGACGAAGTTGAATATAATCCGAGCTGGGCGAAAAGCAGTTGAGGAATTAATAAAGGTGGCAGAAGAAAAGATCGTTGACTCAGGAGATGATATATCAGCTGACAGACTTAAAAATGCCGCTGCAACAAAAAAACTAGCAATATTTGATGCTTTTGAAATTCTTACAAGAATACAAACTGAAGAAGATTTATTAAACGAAAAAATAACAGAAGTTGTTAAAGAAAAAAGCTTTAAAGGTTTCGCTGAAGGAAGATCAAAATAATGTATCAACAAAACTTATACAGAGTATTAGATAACCATATAAAACCTAAGGTTTTAAATAGAACCAATAGATATGCTAAATGGGAATATGGATATAACAAAGAGCATGATATAATTGTTATAAGCAAAACTGGTAAAATAGGTGACATATATGAAATACAAGGTTTAAAAATAGCTTTACCAAAAGAAGAAAAACCTTATGTATTTGAAAATAACAAATGGGAATATTCAGAATATCCTAAAGAATTAAATAAGATAAAATCTGTATTTGACTGGGAAGAATATCCTAATGAATTTAAAGAAAAATGGTACAGTTATATAGATGATGAATTTAAAAAACGCGAAGAAGGTTTTTGGTTTATTAACAAAAATAAGCCTACATATATTACTGGTACTCACTATATGTACTTGCAGTGGAGCAAAATTGACGTTGGCCAGCCCAATTTTCGTGAATCAAATAGATTGTTCTACATCTTCTGGGAAGCCTGTAGAGCCGATAAACGTAGCTATGGAATGTGCTACCTTAAAAATAGACGGAGTGGCTTTTCGTTCATGGCATCAGGTGAAACAGTCAACTCTGCAACAATATCGACAGACTCAAGATTTGGTATATTATCTAAGTCAGGACCAGATGCTAAAAAAATGTTTACCGATAAAGTTGTACCAATATCAGTCAACTACCCATTCTTTTTTAAACCAATACAGGATGGAATGGATCGGCCAAAAACAGAACTGGCGTATAGAGTACCGGCCACAAAGTTTACAAGAAAAAAGCTGGACAACAATGAAAAGCTTAAAGAAATATCCGGTCTTGATACAACAATAGATTGGAAGAACACAGGAGATAACTCTTATGATGGTGAAAAACTAAAGCTACTTGTTCATGATGAATCAGGTAAATGGGAAAAGCCAACAAACATATTGAACAACTGGCGTGTTACTAAAACATGTTTAAGATTAGGTAGCAGAATTATAGGTAAATGCATGATGGGTTCAACATCAAACTCTTTAGATAAGGGTGGTGAAAACTTCAAAAAGCTTTATTATAGTTCTAATGTTGAAAAAAGAAATGCTAATGGTCAAACAAGTTCAGGCTTATATTCTTTGTTTATACCGATGGAGTGGAATTATGAAGGATTTATAGATTCTTATGGTTATCCAGTATTTGATAAACCTGAAAAAGAAACGGTAGATGCTTTTGGTGATACTATAGAACAAGGAGTTATAGATCATTGGAACAATGAAGTTGAAGGACTAAAGCAAGATCAAGACGGTTTAAATGAATATTTTAGGCAGTTCCCAAGAACAGAAGAACATGCATTTAGAGATGAAGCAAAAGAATCTTTGTTTAATCTTACTAAGATATATGAACAGATAGATTATAATGTTGATTTAAAAAATACTTCAACAATAACAACTGGTAGTTTTCAATGGGAAAATGGTCAAAAAGATACTAGAGTTATATTTGTTCCAAATAAAGACGGTAGGTTTAATATATCTTGGGTACCTGAAATAGAATTACAAAATAGAATTGTAATAGATAATAAAGGAAAACATCCTGGAAATGAGCACTTAGGTGCTTTTGGTTGTGATAGTTATGATATATCAGGTACAGTTGATGGTAGAGGTTCTAATGGTTCTTTACACGGCTTAACTAAGTTTAGTATGGAAAATGTACCTCCTAATCATTTCTTTTTAGAATATATAGCTAGACCTCAAACAGCTGAGATATTTTTTGAAGATGTTTTAATGGCTTGTATTTTTTACGGTATGCCTATATTAGCAGAGAATAATAAGCCTAGATTATTATATCATTTTAAAAGAAGAGGTTATAGAGGTTATTCGATGAATAGACCAGATAAGATTTGGAATAAATTATCAATAACTGAAAGAGAAATAGGTGGAATACCAAACTCTAGTGAAGATATTAAGCAAGCTCATGCTGCTGCTATTGAAACTTATATAAATACTAACGTTGGTATTTTAGAAAATGGATATGGAGATATGTATTTCCAAAGAACTTTAAATGATTGGGCTAAATTCAATATAAATAATAGAACAAAGCATGATGCTTCTATTAGTTCAGGATTAGCTTTGATGGCTTGCAATAAGAATAGGTATATGCCTGCTCAAAAGAAAATATATAAACCTATTGATTTAGGTATTAAAA